AAATAGACAAGTTGCAGAATTAGAAGCTAAGGCAAAACTAGATAGTGCTGAAAGCCTAGCACAAGCAGAAGTTAAACGTGCAGAGGGTACTGCAAAAGCCAATCAAATTATCGGTCAATCATTGAAAGGTAATGAGGCATACATTCATTGGTTATGGGTTGATACGTTGAAAGACAGTAAAGACCAAATTATTTACATTCCAACCGAGGCTGGTGTGCCTATTACTGAAAGTTTCCGATTGAAAGAAAGCAAATAGCCTATGCACATTTGGGGGTTATTTGATGATGGTAATGGTTGCTATCGTCAAGCGGTAGATGAATATAACGTGAATATGGGGGGGGCAGCACACGATCACATCAATAGGTATTGGTGATGCGTGTATCAACCAAGACCTTGCAGTTAATACGCTACATAAACCAAACGCACTATGGGAACAGTTGGACAAGCTAGATAGACCTGATGTTATTCTAGCTAGTCCACCATGCGAAAGCTGGAGCGTAGCAAGTGCGATGAAAGGCGGTAATGCGTGTTGGAAACAAGAAAAAGATATGACTATCAACCTGTTTGGTGAATACGAACAAGGAAGTAAATTCACAATCAGAAATCACATTGATTATGAAAACTACCAATTCAAGTATGATAAGTCATTCCTAACACGTATCAATGGTGAAATGTGTATCTACAATACATTGAAAATCATTGAGCGTTATCAACCTAAAGTATTCGTGATTGAAAACCCTGCATATGGGCGGATATGGGAATACATCAAAAATGTAATAGGGTTCGATGTTCCTTATGAGAATTTAACCTATTACAACAACTATGATTACCCAGTTAAAAAGCCTACAAAGTTTGGTAGCAATATTGATTTGAAGTTATTGAAAGATGATATAAGGAACACCATTAAATTCAATAAGTTAAACACAACTGGTGTTAATCGATATAACACTAGGTCGCATATTCCATTGGAGTTGGTGAAAGACATTTTGAAGAGGTGTGAACAGTATGTAGAGGGGTGAGTGTTTGACAGAACAAGATATTCAATATGCATTAGGGCAACATTTATTTCTAAAAAATGTATGCATACCTAATGTAATGATGAGGGATAGCGGAAAGCCACCTTATGAGGCTGACTTCATCTACTTCAATTTGAATACCTTGCACTTAACAGAAGTTGAAATCAAAACAGATATAAACGATTTCAAAAATGATTTTAAGAAAGCACGTTACCATGACAATCACAATGTTATGTATTTGTATTATGCAGTACCTAGAGATTTGTATGATGATCACTATGAAGTAATCGATAAAATGCTTGGTGATGCTGGTTTAATTTTAATCGATGAAATAGATACATTTGATTTTCGAGGTAATATTTACGAGTTTGGTGGTTTTGTAAAAAGAGCAAAACGAATAAAAGGTTCTGTTAAGTTGAATGAAACGGAAAAAGAATATTATATGCGAATTGGATGCATGAAGTGGGTGAATAGATAATGCCAATAAATAGTAAAGAAAAAGGAGCAAGGGGCGAACGACTATGGAGGGATGTGTGCCGAGAAAATGGGTTTGATAAAGTCCGTAGAACTGCACAATATTGCGGTAAAACAGGTGATGCAGCTGATTGTATAGGGTTACCAAACATCCACCAAGAAGTTAAGTGTGTAGAAAAGCTAAATGTATATGATGCATATAATCAAGCCAATAGGGATGCAAAAGTTGCTGGCAAAGGAGAAATACCTATAGTTGCATGGAAAAGAAAGTATAAGCCGTTTTTAGTTGTAATGAGTGCGGACGATTTCTTCCGCATTTATAGAGAGAGTGAATGGAGTAACGAGAATGGCAATTAATATGAGTGAGTTTGTGCCTGATAATAACCTTAATTGGTTAGCATTAGCAGCGTGTGTATATGGAAACATAACTGCTGGCAAGGCGTTATGTTGCTTAGGGTTAGTAGGAACTAAACCGCAAAAGCAAAAATCTTATACACGTGTAAGTGAATTAGATAAAAATTCACTATTAAAAATGCATCAATCTGGAATGTCATTAAATCAAATTAGTTTACGAGTTGGTGCAAATTACAAAACAATCAAACGTGTATTGATTAATAGTGGGGTGGAATTTTGAGAGAAAGCATGAAAGTAAAGTTAGTAAGTGAGTATGCACAACTACCAACAAGAGGTAGTGAAGATGCAGCTGGGTTAGATTTGTATTGTCCGTTTCATATCAAAGTACCTGCTGATAGTCAGAAGAAAATACCACTAGGGATAGCAGTTGAAATTCCCAAAGGTCATATGGGGTTATTAGTGCCTAGAAGTAGCATGAGTAAAACACCTCTAAGATGTGCAAATAGTGTAGGTATTATTGATGCTGATTATCGAGGTGAACTAAGCATTGCATATGAAAACATATCTTGTAGCGATTACATGATATTTAGAGGTGATCGCATCGCACAATTAATCATCGTACCAGTAGCAATGGTAGATGTAGTAGAGGTAGATGAATTAAGCGAAACAGAACGTGGTTCTGGCGGTTATGGTAGTACTGGAAAATGATTAAACAAGCGTTGATAAGTGGTGCTAAATCTGATGAATGGTATACACCTGTTGAAGTTGTGAGAACAATGCTTGATGTATATCCACATAAAAATGGTGATAGGGTGTTGATGCCATTCGATACAGATAAGAGCAATTTTGTAAAAGTAATAACAAAAGAATATGACGAAAACGCAGTATATGGAATAACTGATTTTATGACTAACACATATGATTTTGATTACTTAATTACAAATCCACCTTATAGTAACAAGGATGAAATTATAGCAAGATGCATAGAAAGTGGTAAGCCTTGTGTACTGGTATTACCCATTGATGCATTGGGGGGGGGTACAAAGACACAAACTATATAGCAAAACAAACATAAGTGTCTATGTGCCTACAAAAAGAATTAAGTTCATAAGTGAAAATGGTGAACATAAAAAATCGCCAGTAAATCATAGCGTGATCATGATGATTAACGCACCTAAAACAGAAATTATATTTGAATATCAAAAGGAAAAATTAACATGAACAAAAAAATAGCAGTTAGTAGCAGGAGTTGAAGAGTTGAAAGTTGGTAAATAATGTGCAGTCCTAGAAGAATTAATGCGCCACAACGAAAAGGCTATATACTGTGGATACTAGAGGCAGAACGGCAACGAAAAGAAAAAGAGTTAAAACAACTTACGTATTTTGCCGTAGGTGTGGCGATAGTGCCTTTAGTTTTCATAGCATGTGCGTTACTTTATGTTTTGATTAAGTAAAGGATATGGGCGGTGAAATATCCGCCCTATCATAAGAGGTAAGTATGAGGAGTTACTACAGAAAGTTGAGGCAACATATATTATCTTGCCAAGATTTCCAAAGTCTTAATGAATGTTTTGACATGGTATACAACGCATGGAATGTAAATGATATTGGAAATCGTGAGTATTATAAATTGATGAAACTAATGGATAGTGTTGCAAATAAGGGAATTAAGTGTATAAAGATAGGGTTATAAGAGGTGTCCATGACAAGTTATAGCGGTTACGTTGAACACTCCGACTTTTACATAGCACCTCAAAGCTATCAAGATGCATTTGATTTCTTGTGCCAGCTTGCGGCAGAGAGTGAAGAGGATGTGTTCTATATCGGTAAAGTAAGTGGAAACATAGATGATTTTGATTTGTATGATGTAGTTGAATTTAAATGGAATGAGGATAGAGGAGCGTGGATAGAAAGTGTCTAAAAGATATGTGAAAAGGGTTAGTGAAATCCAAGCTATACAATACAACGGCAATAATGCTATTGAAGTAGTTGAATTCGTTGGTGATGTAATTGGTATTGATTGGTATGAAAAAGCATCATTAGAAATCACAACAGATAATGAAGTGATCGAATGTTTTGAAGGTGATTATGTTGTTAAAGACCATAAAGATAAAATTAAAGTTTATGAGGCAAACGAATTTGAAAAGAATTATAGTGAGGTAGAAGATGATTAATGATAAACAAGGTAGAGAGTGGTTACTTCAAAAACTATATGATGATGGGTGGAAATATTATGTTAAGAGTGTTGGTAATATTGCATTTATAACAACAGAAAGACCAGTTGTGAATGATGGTATATTAGATATAAATAGTGGTGGTCGTGTAAAGTGTATTAATAACATAAGTAAAATAATGCCACAAATAGAGCGGAATGAAGTGTTAAACATTGCAAAAGAATTGGGTATTGTTGATTGGTCAAAAGTAGCGGTTGATACACCTGTATTAGTTAAAGATTTTGAAGAAATGAAATGGGGGAAACGGTATTTTGCATTTTTTAAAGATGGAAAAGTGCATACATGGAATGGTGGTGTAACATCTTGGACTTGTGAAAACCCAAACTGTGTAATGAGTTGGGTATATGCCAAACTAGCAGAGGTATAAATACATGATGTACTTTTTATTCTTTTGCTTGTTAATTGCAATGGGTAACACTAAAGATGGATGGGCAAATGCAATTATCTTTGTAGCGTGGTGTGTATTGGTGTATTTGATAGCTATAAATGGTGGCTTTAAAGAGTGAGGTGAGTGTTTGGGAGAATTAGACGAAAAGCAACTAATAGAAAAGGCGCTTGAGTATCTAAAACCAGTTAAGTTGGTTGATGTACAAATTGCATCTATCAAGGAAGAAATCAATCAGTTAAGAGCAAATCTTACATCAATAGGTGCGATTGATTACAGTAAGGATAGAGTAACAGGCGGTGGCACTCCGCAAGGGTTAGAGGGTAGCGTAGCAAGATTTCTTGATACAGTAGCAGAACGTGATAAGCGTATTGATGAACTATCAAAACTAAAATGTGATGCGATCACTAAGATAGATGCACTAGATGAAAAGCTAGGGGCAATTATCCTACGTTATGAGTTTGTACTCAACAACACAACAGAAGATGCTTATAAAATGATTGGGTGTTATTCAACAAAACAAGCGAAGAGATACAAGCAAAAAGCATTATTGGAATTTGGGCGAAAACTTGTCCAGTAATGTCCGTAAATGTCCGTGATTGTCCGTACACCTATAGTTTGCTATTAGGTATAATATATATGTAGAAGTTGCCACTAAGCGACTACTACTCACTCTTTCCTTAGGATAAATCAAACACAACAACAAGCACGCCCATAAAAGAGCGTGCCTTTGTTGTATATGGGCGAAATGGAACGTATAGCGCTAACGGTCGCAGAGTAGCAGCGCAACCATAATTGATTTGGTGAGTGAAACACTATACTTTTTTCTAATTTCAATCTGAAAGTAAGTGTTAAGACAAAAACTTTATATGTAGAACTACTGCAAACTAATATAGGGTAAGTCGAATATCATCGAGCATAGCTTATACATTATACATTTTTAGATACGAACTTACCCTTTATTGGTTACACATTGAATACTGGTAGCTAGCAGCCTCCATTCATAACTTGTTATTACTTAGCCTAACACGTGATATAATTCATCAAATGTTAGCTACTGGTATTGAGTGTGTAATGATCATTGAAAACTAGGTGTGTTTCTCTTTTCCAACTTGTTTATCTTATTCATAGTTGAACCTCAGAAAATAGTATAAATTGTCATATCATCAACGCACCTAGTTTTGAGTGATTAATACAGTAAAACAGAATAAATTTATCACAAAATGGGGTATATCCACGGCGATATACTCCATTTCTTGCATAAATCTATCATAAAGGGGAGATTATGACGGATGTTTTGTGTTGTAAAAAGAAATGCCTTAACAATAAGAATGGCATGTGTACCGCAAAGATAATAGAATATGACGGTTTATGCCAAACATATATTACTTGTGGCGGTGCAAGTAAAGGTAATTATGGACTGTGCGTAAGGTCGCA